AGGATCGTCCGCTTGCGTGTCAGGAAGGGCATCGGTCAGCTCGTTGGGGTTGGGAGCGGGAGCGGTGCGGGCGATCAGGGTCCGCCGGCCGGTCTTCGGGTCGAGCAGGTATTCCCCGCCCTGGCCGTCGAACTCATCTGCACTCAGGCTAGGGACTGTCTTCATTGGGTCAGATCAGCGGTAAGCGTGCGGAACGGAATCCGATAGCTCAGGCTAAGAATGCCGATCTCGCCAGGCTCGCCCTTCCATTCACTGGGGCCTGGGTCAACCGAATGGGTCAGGCCGCCGAGGGTGCGATCAGCCATCAGGCGGGCATGGGCATCGACGCGGATCGGATCGGCCAGGGCGCTCAGCGGTGAGCCGCTGATCAGGATGTCCACCGACACGGTGATCGTGTAATCGGTGAAGGGGATTGAGGTCTGGCCGGGCTCCTCCCCCAACGGCTCCACCACCAGGCAGGGCATCTCATTACGAGCGACGGCTTCCCAGCGGTCACGAAACACCCTTGAGCTGATGCCACTGGTGGGGGTGATCGCGGTCACGATGGCCGCCAGGATCCGCTCGGATTTGCTCAATGTCATGGCTTCTCCTGCAAGGCCACGCCTAGGGCCACATTGGCCGCCCCCGCTAGGGCCGTCATGGCGTCAGCTCTGGGAGCCCGGCAGGCTTGGCCACCTGCGACCCTGAGACACGCCGCCCAGTCCGTCACCCCCACTGCCGCACCAGACAGCAGGCAGGCGCCAGCAAACGCCAAGCATGGCCCGAGGAAACGACTCATCGCGCCTCCAGCCGCTCAACAGCTGTCGGGATTGAGAGCTTGAGTTGAATCATCGTCGCCAAGGCTGGCACCAGCAGCGCCAACGCGGCACCGATCACCAGCACCCGCGCCATTTGGGTCTCCAGGGTTCGCTGGCGGGCGTACAGACCATTAAGGTCTGCGGTAAGTTTGGTTATATCTTCTTTACGATCAGCCATAATCGTCAGGATTGAATCAATCTTTGCCCCCAGCTCGGCTAGGCGCACATAGATGTCGCGATGAGATACATCTTCAGGAGGCATGGCAGTCGCCGGGGGGATAGTTCATTCTGGCGAGAGTGCGGCGATGAACTCAGCCGGCAGGTTGCACTGCGTGGCTACTGCCTGGAAGCCGCCGATCACCTCGGGGGGCACCGGCACAGCACTGCAGATGGCTGACCAGGCAGCGGCAAAATCAGCGGAGCCTTGCTCTTCAGCTCGCAGCAGAGCAGGTGCCAGGGAAGCAGCAGCGACTGAGGCAACCTGAAAGGCAGCAGCCAGGATTGCATTCAGAGAATTGCTTTTCAGGGCTGTGAATTTGAATGTGGCCCAGTCGGGGGTAGGTGTTGGCGGTGGTGGCAAAGCTAGTTCGATCAGCTCCCACCCACGGGTCACGGTGCGGGCATCAAGGTCGATCGTTTCGCTGGGTTCCAGCCGATGCGTGGCTGGGTCGTACTTGGGCTGATCAAGTTGGATGAGATCCAGCTCCAAATAGGCCGGGTCCAACCCCACCACCGGCTCATTGTCGGTGCGGGGGTAGGGGCAAAGTGTGGCCGTGGCCTGGTTGTAGAGGAGTTTCATCGGACTATGTCGAAAAGAATAACTCTATTGAGCTAGATGGCCCAGCGAAGGATGATGATGCCGGGTGTACCCGCGTTGCCTAGACCATCGGCAACACCTCCTCCACTACCTTTATTTACTGCTGCACCTCCACCACCTGAGCCGCCTGACGCATAAGTCACAGGAGTACCTGTAATAGAAGACGTAAAACCTAAGCCACCAAGTCCTGATGCACTAACCCCACCACCCGCACTAAGTGCTCCACCTCCACCACCGCCTATGTAGGTGGAACCTCCGCCATTGCCGCCAGAATTGCCATATTTAGTCAGTGGCGATTGCGCTGTTTGGCTTGATCCTCCACCAGTGGCACTTGTAAAGCCGCCGCCGCCGCCGCCGCCTGATCCACCTGATCCTCCACTTTGCTGGCCGCCGCCTGAAGCGCCCCCTCCAGCTCCACCGCCTATTGCTGTTTTACCAAAGAACGATGAATCGCCTCCTTGGGTTCCTCTAGTTCGTAATGGCGTACCGCCAGGACCGCCGAAGCCAACAATGATTTCATAGGTTCCTGGGGGCACTGTTAGTGAACCAGACAACAAGCCACCTGCTCCGCCACTACCGCCCCAAGCAACTGCAGGATCTCCTCCACCGCTACTGCCTCCTCCCGCGCTAATCAGGCATTCAAGCACCGTACCTGCTGTCACAATAAGAGTTGATGACCCGACTTTAGTAAAAGTATGTATTCTATAGTTGATCCCACCTATATTTACTGTTTCGACAGTATCGCCGCCAGTTACCGCATAATCAAACCCATAACTATTCCCCCAATACTGCAGCATTACCCTGCCCTCCTGGTGAATAGCGCCAGCTTCAGCCCAGCACCTGCAACGGTGCTGCCGATCTGCGTGACAAAAAACGCAACGGATGCACCAGCAGCAATGGACTGGCCGCCACTGATGAATGCCGTGGAGAATGTACCAGCCGATGCCGCGCTATTGGTTGCGCTTACTGCAATCGTCGGCAGCGTTGTGTAGATCGAAGTGCCACCAATCTTTATATCGAACTGCAGCGCCGCGCCGGTTGGGGCAGTTGCCACAGCCCAGATTGGCAGATCGGTCAAGACCGTGGCGCGAGGCCAATAGGGGATCGTGAGCTTAGGGACGGTCGTTGATGCGCTGAGAGCCGATGTTTCATCGCTCAGCGGGATCACCAGGTCCGCCAATGTGGCCAGGTTGGTGGAGTTGAATGTCAGGCCCAGCAGGGCAAACTCCTCCACCGCCCCTGCGCTTGCCGTGCTGCGCCCCAGAATGCGAGCGGTGTTCATCGTCAAGCCCGCCGCCGTGTAGGCGCCGGTCACAGTGGAGCCCGCCTGCGTGCCGGTGTGATTTGCCCTAGCCAGGTAATAGGCGGGATTGTTCGCTCCCAACGCCGTCAGGTTTGCCGTGAGCGGCTGATAGGTGGTAGCTGCTGTGGCTGATGTCAGAAATGCGGAGTCATTGCCGTTGAGCTTCTGGATCGCCTGCAGGATCGTGTCTGTTGCCGCCACCGTGCCAGCACCGCTGGTGTAGCCGGTCAGCACTTTGCCGATCACCGCAGCGTTAGCCACCGTGGCCGCAAAACTGCCGGTGCCGCTGCCGGTAACTTCGCCCGTCAGGGTGATCGTTTGATCGCCGGTGTTGGTCCCGCTGCTGGCGCCAGAGAACGTGCCGGACTGGGTGGCCAGGCTGCCTAGGCCTGCAACGTCGGCAACAGCCAGCGCCACCGCACCAGTTCGCCCCGCCACCGACTGAACTGGAGCTGCTGCGGCGGCTTCTGCTGTGGTGGTGTAGACGGGGTGGGGATCTACCGCTGCGACGTGGGCTGCCACTGCTGTTACCGCCGTTCCGGTGGCGTCTGCGCCCACCTGGGCCGCCGTTGGCATTGCGTGCCGGTGATCGTTGCGGCTGGCTTCAGTGCCAGTGCCGGCGGCTGCAGCTCCGAGCGCCTGGGGTGTTGCATCACTCAGGGATGCGCCACCACCAGTACTGGGATCAAACGGGAGATCGCTGAATGCTGTGCCGGTGATGGTGGTTTTGTCAGCCGAGACGGCACCATCACCGGTCTTGGTGCGGCCCGTGAAGCGGCCAGTGGTGGCGCTCTTTTCGTGCCATCGCTCGCCCTCCAGTAGCACCGGATTGCTGGCCGTCACGGCAGCCAGGGTGCTGAATAGCTGGCGAACTCTGTAGGCCGTGGATTGATAGATGGTCACAGGAAATCACCGTCCAGGATCAGCACGGGCACCTGCTCGGCTGTGGCCCTCATCAGCGGCACCCGGCAAAACGTGCCGTCGTCGAAGCGTTGCGGCTGGGTTTCGACTTTGTAGCTGGCTCCATCCACAGTGATGGTATCGCCATAGCTCAGGCTGCCGAAGGTGGCGGTTGGCACGGTCAGCAGATAATCAATGATCGTAATCTCGCCGCCGAGGATCATCTCGGAGTTTTGAGCGAGAAAGCCTTGCCCGGAAACAGCGCCAGCAACAACGCTGACGCTGCCCAGGCGATCAAAGGCCACCCGATTGGCTGCCGCCGATAGGGTGCCCCAGCCCATCAGAAGGAGCCGTTGAGGCGGACGAGGGCGCTGGTGTCACCGGAGGCATAGGCGGCCACGAATACACCGATCAGCGTGTTGCTGGTCGAGGTGGCGGTGACGTTTTTGTTGGTGTTGTCCCAATAGGCTTTTGCGCCAAGGGTGGCAGCACCAGTGGCCTTGGGCAGGGTGTAAACACCTTCCAGCTGGAAGTTGCCAGTTTCACCGTTGGCCAGGGTGGTCACAGCCACGCCAAAGATGGCGCCGATCAGGGCACCACCGCCAGATGCGACGGCGTAGGGGGCGGCAAGGGCAAGAACCTCGCCATCTTGAATGGAGTTTTTCACGTTGAGTTACCTCGGGGGTTGGATGAATAAAGGGCCGGGATCACCGGCCCAGAGGGTCAAGCTCAGGAGCCAGAGGAGCGGTAGATGAACCGGTAGTCCTTCACTGCGCAGCCAAAGTCAAAGCGGGCCAGCAGGGTCAGGCCATCAGGATCCCGCTCAGGCACGGGGGTGATGGTCGGGCCGGGCTCATCGGCCAAATAGCCGTAGACCAGGCCTTCCAGTTTGCTGGGGGCCGATGCGGCGTACCACTGAACGGCGGAACCGTCGAGGCGGGGCTCGACGATCAGCTGCATGGCACCGGCGTAAACGTTGGGGCCGGCCGCTCCGGTCAGCGCCGCAGGGGCGTAGCCAGTGGGATAGAGGAACTGCAGGGCAGTCGCTTCCAGATCGGTGGGAACGATCAAGTAGTCAGGGACCAGGTTGACCGTGACGCCCGAAATGTCCGTTTGCTTCCGCATGGCCTTCTTTGCGGCGTTCATGCCGGCGATGCCGATCACACCGGTGCCGGTGTTGTTGTGGCCAGCGGCGAACAGTGCAGCGCCGTCGACGGAGACGTTGGCGTTGCCAGTGATCAGGGCCCACACCAGGTTGGACTCAAGGCGGCGGAATCCACGGCCCAGGTACTCAGGGGTCCGCTCCAGGGCAGAGAGGTCGTCGTTGATGATCGCCTGACGGGAGATGGTCACCTTGCGGGCGTAGGTGGCCAGCTTCCAGGTGGCCTGCGCTTCAGTCAGCGTGCCCTTTTTGTACTCGCCGCCTTCAAGGAGCAGCTCAGGGGCAAGGTCAGCAGCCAGCACCAGATCGCTTGCCTGCTTGAAATCGGGCAGGTTGCGCTGCTTGGCGAGGGGCTTCCAGGTGTGTGGCTCCTCCTCGTAGGCGGCGGTCAGGGTCTTGCCGGCCAGGTTGCTGAACAGCAGCGGGAAATCGCTGGTGCTGTGCATGGCCATTGCCACCAAGTCAGACTTGGAGCGGCCGGCGGTGTTGATGCCGCGACTCTCGGCAAAGATCCGCACACACTCCATCATGGAGTAGCCGCGATAAGCCTTACCGGCATCGCCGATCTTGGCGCCTGGGTTGATGCGGGCTTCCAACATCTCACTGATGCCAGCCATCACCGAATCACCAGCGTCACGGGTGACCTGGAGGCGCGCAGGGTGGCCAGCGGCACCGGCACGGCCCTCGACCACGGCGGCGTGGGCGGTGACAATATCCATGGCCACTTCGGTGAACGGCTTACCGCCATCAACCATGGCCTGGACCACCTCAGCGCTGAGGCCGGCCGATGCGGCACAACGGCGGATGTCGGCTTCCCGGCGAAGGCCGGCGATCGTGGCGGCGTCAGCAGAAGGGGAAACAGGCTCGGGAGCCTGAGCCTGAACGGTCACAGCCTCAGGTGTGGCGGCTGCCACAGGCTGCACCTCAGTGGTCGCGGCCGGTGCGCCCCCGGCCTGAGATTGCGAAGTCATTGGAATCAGGGAGGGATTGGGGTTTTCCTCTGCGCTCAGGCTAGGGATTGCAGCCCAGCTCCTTAGCAAGGCTGCAGGAGGATTGCGGAATCGATCAGCAGGCAGTGCCGGCACGCTGGCGCGGACATCCACCGGTGCGGTCACCTCATCGACCAGACCAGCATCAACCGCCGCGGCTGCGGTGAACCATGTCCCGGCACCAGCGCCGGCCGCCATCCACTCATTCACCTGGGCGTCAGTGGCGCCGGACTTCTTGGCGTAGGTCTGGCGGTAGCTGGCGGAGTAGGTGTCAAGCAGCGCGGCCGAGGTGCGCAGGGATTCGGCATCGCCGGCCGCCATGCTCCAGCAGTTATGAATCATCAACAAAGCGTTGTCTGGCATCACGACCCGATCGCCAGCCATTGCCACCATGGACCCGGCCGAGGCTGCAACGCCATCAATCACGATGGTCTTCTTGCCCTGGTAGCGGGCCAGGATGTCATGGATCGCCAGGCCCTCTCCGGCGTCTCCGCCATAGCTGAACAGGTTCACGGTGATGTCCCGACCGCCGGCCGTCTCCAGGGCCCGAGCTACATCGGCGGCCAGCACATCAACGCCAACATCTCCGTAAAGCTGCAGCACTGGTGTTGTTGCCGCCGCTGCTTTTACCGTCACGCCGAGAGTCATTGCCAGATAGTCGCTGGACTCAGGCTACGGAGCTTGAGCGGATCAGGCCGCCGCAGGATCAGCCGCCCCAACCACCGCATCGCTCCCAGGATCTGGCGCCGAGCTGATGAAGCCCGACCCCACCGGCCGCGCCTGGGTCACGCCGGAATCTGACACCAGCCCGGCATCCACGCTCAGGGTCAGGCCGGCGGCCTTGGCCCGCTCCATATCAATAGCCAGCTCGGCAATCACCTCCTCTGGCACATAACCGAACGACCGCTGAACCTCAGACAGGCTCATGATTCCGGCTCGCACGGCGCCGATCAGTGCCGGGATCTCGCGCGTTGGGTCAATCATTTCCCGTCGCGGCGGGGTATGGGTCCAGTCCATCGGACCCTTCAACAGGCCCACCATCCGGGCCACCTCGTCATGCCATCGACACACCGGGGCCAGCATTCCAGGGACCGACACCTTGCCGCGCAGGTAGGCGATTCGGCGGGAGAACTCCAGCCAGCCGCCACGAAAGCTGGAGTAGTTGACGTTTGAGAGATCGCCAGTGAGGCTCTCGTAGGTGATCTCATAGGCCGCCGCCACAGCGTGGGCGTACTCGCGGTGTGTGCTCACGAAGTCGCCGGAGCTTGGCGGACTGAAGGCCTGGAAGTTGCGGCCGGGGGGCAGGTGCTCAACGGCGCCAGGTTCAATGGTGTCGAACTCGATGCCGGTTTTGTTCGGATCCTGTTCGCCATCCATATCGGTGACGACGCCAAAGAAACAGGCGGAAATCTTGTCTTTCATCTGCTGAGCGACCCTGATGTCGCCCATATCGCGCAGGGTCAGGATTGCCGCAGTGCCGAACGGTAGGCCCATGCGCTGACCAGCACGGCGACTATCAAAATGCAGGCTGATCTCTTCCTTCGGCACAAACGTGCTCTGCACTCTGATACCCGAAGCCAGGATCATTTCCCCCGGGTGGTTGTTGCGGATCCAGTAACCCTGCAGCCGGCCGGAACTGTCAAACTGCTGGCCGAACAGGATGTCGCTGCCGTTGTCCTTGTTGAAGTCGAGCCAGTCGGGCTCCAGCATCTGCACCTGAAGCGGTGCGATCCCGTAGCGGTCAAACAGCTCAGGATTGACCCGCTTGCGCACCAGCACCGCACCGCGCACGGCGGTGGTCCTGGCACCTACAGCCTGATTGCCATACCAATCATGAATGCCGTAGAAGTCGGACTCGGGCGTGTCAGCCCAGCGCTTCCACGCCAGGTTGTACCGGCGGGTCGCACCCTGCGGAGTGCTCATGATCCCGTCGCCAATCCAGTTATTTGTGATCACGCCAATGGCCCTGGAGGCGTAGGCGTCGTTATCGGCCAGGTCCTGGTGACGCTTGACCAGCCAGTACCACGCCTGCCGCAAATCGCTGTTGGGGCCGCTGTTACTAGCCCACCAGCCGCTGGTTCGCCGCGTCTCCTTTGCCGCCTCAAACTCACTCAGGACCTGCCTGGCGCTCTCAATATCCCTGGCCTTCCTGCGTTTCCCCATCAGGTAGGCCTCGTCATGCCGTAGTAGGTGCGGCGCAGACGCACGGTCGTGGTTGGCTCCAGCTCGGCAGCCATGCCCTGCTCAATCCGGCGCATCTCGTCAAGGCTGCGGTAGGTCAGCATTCGGCCGTCGCTGAACCGCACCGACAGGACGCCTTCAGCGATTGCGGCGCGAAGATCCGCCAGCTGGGTGGAGGTGTAGGCCATGGTTCAGGCTACCGAGCCAGCCAGCCACGGCGGCTGGTTTTGCTGGTGGCCCCATCACCGTTGAGCCAGCCGCTGCGGCGTTGCTCATCAGGCTGGGGAGGCTGAGCCTGAACAGTCGTGGTGAAATTGGGCAAGGCGGCCTCCAGCTGGTCCCAGAAGGTTGAGCGGTTGTAGCGGCGGGCCACCAGCTGCAAGGCGGCGTAAGCCATGCGGGTGCAGTCGCCGGCTTCGTCATGGGAGCCAGCAGGCAGCACCCAGCTGTAGGTGGTTTGGCCTTTGTCGCGCTTTGGCATTCGCTTCCAGGGGAACAGCTCAGCCAGGAATTGATCGGTCGAGCCTTGGCCGAAGTGCAGGTAACCGGGGCCCGGCTGCTCATTGCGCAAGCGGCCCTGCAGGTGGTTGACACTGGCGTCATAGCCGACGTTGAACAGCAGCACGCCGCGCTTGGTGATGCCCTGATTCTTGCGGTTCACATCCACCGGCACGCCCTTGCCAATCAGCGGTTTGCCTTTTTGGTGTGCGCCTTTCATCGGCACCCAGCTCGAAGTGCGGCTGCGGCACCAATCGCGCACCTCATGCGTGGCATAGCCGCCGTCGTCAATGCCGCCCATGGTGAGCCGGAGCTCGGTGCCATCGGCCTTGCGCCATTTTGTCTTGGCGATCTGGTCAAGCTGGGCCAGGGTCTCCTGCTGCTGCGGGTCGCCATCAATCTCCCAGTGGCCCAGGTGCCAGCCCTCTTCCCCACGGCCCCAACCCCAGATGGTCAACACCAGCCGCTCGCCGGTGGTGCCGCCGCCGCCCTGGACATCAACGCCAGCGGTCAGCAGCAGCACGCCATCAGGCACCGTGCCCTCGGGGTAGCCATTGCCGGCGGACTCGTTTTTGCGCCGCTGGGCCAGGCCGTCGCCGGTGAGCTTGCCACTGATGGAGTCCTCCCACGGCTCACCAAGCACGGTGTTATGAAAGGTCTGCATGGCGTCAGGGTCACCCTTGCGCATGGCCTCCAGGGCCTCGGCGTGCTCACGCACAAGCACGGACCAATCAGCCGCCGGGCTGTAGCTGTAGGCCGCCCAGATGTGAAAGCTCACCAGCCCCGGCTGCTGGCTGATTGTTGTGGGACGCCATTCGCCGCGCTCCACCATCCAGCGCTTCTTACTGTGCGGGATCGGCTCGGCGCAGTTTTCGCAGCCGTAATGGCCGGCGTGCTCACCCTCGCGAATCATCTGCTCCCAGCGCAGCACCTGCATGGCTTGGCAGAAGGGGCAGGGCACATAGAACCGCCGCTGATCGCCACGCAGGAAAGCTTCTTCCGTTTTGCCGCCGGCAAAGATCGGGGTGCCACCCTGGCCAATCTTGCGGTCCCAGTAGTAGTCCGCCCGGTTGCGGCCCAGTTTGATTGGGTCGCCCTCGTCAAGCTTGTGGTAGGCGTCGACCTCATCGAACAGCACCACCTTCCGGCTCTTGCGCCGAAAGCTCCGGCCGCTGGCGGCGTTCACGATGTCAATCAGCCCGCCGTTGGCCAGCTGCTTCAGGAGGATCGTGTTGCTGGCGGTGTTGCGGGCCTTGCTCTCTGAGATCAGGCCGCGCAGCACCGGCGTGTCCTCGAACAGCGGCTTGATCTCCTCCTTCGAATAGCCCTCCGCGTCTTCCTTGACCGGCTGGACGATCATCACCGGGCAAGGATCCTGGTGGCTGAAGAACTGCACCACCACGCCCAGCATCTTGGTCCAGCCCACCCGAGCGCTCTTCATGATCGCCACCGTCTCCACGGCCGGATCGGTGAAGGCGTCAAGGATCTCGCGCTGGTAGGGCAGCGTGTTCCACTTCCCTCGCTCGGCCGCGTTGCCGGTCATCACCGCGAACTCGTCGGCGTACTGGCTGAGCCGTAGCCGCGGCGGTGGCTTGAAGCCAGCCAGGATCTGCCTGGTGAGTTCGGCGGGGTCGGCAGTGATCATGCCTTCACCTCCCCGGCCGCCAACTCGTCGAGGGCCTCGCGGATCAGCGTGGTCAGCAGCTCCACCTCCTCGATCTCCAGGTGCGGGATGCGCTGCTTGGCCGTGCTGGGCACACCGAGCAGGCGGGTGCGGGTGATGTTGACCGCACCGCCCCAGGCCAGCTCCACATCCTCACGGCGGAGCAACAGGCCTTCCTGCGTCTTGCGCTGCAGCTCCAGCAGGTTGGCCTTCTCGTACTCGCTGCGGGCGCGGCTGTCGTTGTAGGCCGGCAGCTCCTCAGGCTCTGGCGCCCTGGGCGGTGGTGGCGGCTGCTGTTCTGGGTGTGGCTTGGTGCGCTCAGCGGCTGGCCGCAGCGGGTTGGGCGAATCGGTGCGGGTGCGGGTGATCGCCGCCCAGCGCTGCTCCAGGTTGTCGCGCTCGATCAGCGGGTTGCCGTCAGGTCCCGGCACTGTCTCCAGCTCATGCCGCTGGATCTTGCGGTAGATGCTGCCGCGGCTCTTCAGGCCGAGCACCTTGGCCGCTTCCCCCACGCTGATCAGCACTTAGCCCGGCTTGTCGCACCTTGTCACAAGCTAGGGAAGGTGTGACAAGGTGCTGTGACAGGCCCTGGGGATCGTGTGCGCTGGTGGGCGGGGGTGTCGCCTTGTTTCAAAATGTTTGTCACGATACAAACCGAGGTGCGAATAACCCTCAAATCCCCAGGGCCGGGGAGGACCCGACGACCGGGGCAGTCATGCCAAGGGATCTCAGCCGCACCCTGCCCGCCGGCCAATCCGATTACAACGCTTTGACCCTCGATTGCCCCTTGAAATTGGTTCACCACGAACATCACCGCCTCTTGGGGTTCTTGAGCGCCTGCTCCAGCGCTTGACGGAAGTGCCCGCCCACCTCGGCCTTGAACTGCGCTTCGGCGATCTGACGCACCGCAAACTTCACCGTGTAACGCGGAGCGTCAACCATCCAGAACGCTGCCTTGATGCCTCGCTTGTAGCCGGTGGTCTGCGGCCGGCCTGGCCTGCCAGAGCCGATCCCGGTGCCGCCCTTGGGCCCCTTGCCCATGCGTTGCATGATCGCTCCACCCTTTCGGCGATCGATGAACAGGTCCACCTCCTTGCGTTTGGCTGCTGATCGACCGCGAGACCCCGCACCTTGCGGCCTGTTGGATGTGACGCCAATGTCACGGTTGGCTTTGAAGAATGAGAGCAACTGCTGGTAGTTGCCACCAGGCACGTTGCCATAGCTGTTCTTCTTGCCAATGCCATAGCCAGAACTACCTCGGCCGCCGCCCGGGACCAGGAACTGATTGGACCGCATCAAGCCAACACGCCTCAGCGCCAGCTCAGACGACTTGGCCGAGCGAAGACCACCACGGGCCAACACGTCCATGTAGCGGCCGGAAGGGACGCCCATGCCCGACATGCGGCCCACTTCATCAAACGACCCGCCGCCATAGTTGAAACCCACTGCGGCGGTGGGGTTTGCCCTGGTGGCATAGCGCACCAGCAGGCCGCGCGTGGTCCAGTTGGTGGGGTTTGAAACGGCGCCAGGTAACCGCCGCTTCAGGTTGGCATGAATTGACTTGGCGGTGGCAGTGATCGCTCGTGAAGCCACGAAATCCAGCTCGCCCCTGATCGTCGCCAGCCACAGATCCGCTTTGCGCAGGTCACTGGCATCAATGCTGAGCTGGATCCCCGCCATACCCCTTAGCCTTGCGAACAGCTATCACCTCAGCGTAAGAATGCAGCTGCCTCCATAACCACCCAGCCGCCCACTGGGTCGGGGCGCTCACCAGGTGGTCACGGGTGCGGCAGGCGTCAAGGCGCACGGTGACCAGGTAGCGGTGAACGATCGGGGCCGTCATGGCTTGATCTCCCTGATTTCGATATGGCAGCCCTCCATCTCGCCAGGCAAGGCGTACTCCTTTGATGCCTCCAGGAAGGCCACCTGGCTGTCGTCCTTGAACAGCACGCCGGTGAGGCCGTCAAGCGTTGAGCGGCACAATTTGTCCAGGTCGGGCCTGGTGATGTGCTCAATCCGTGCCGAGGCTTTGACCTCGCCTTTGCTGTTGTGGTGTCCTCTGGGACGCCGGAACCTGAACCGCAAGTGCAGATAGATCGGCTGGTCAGAGATGGCCAACCCGGTAGCCAGCGCTTCCGTCCTGACCGCTTCACGCCATGGCTTCACCTTGGCGCTGCTCTCAATCATCCGGCCGCCGCCCACATGCCGCTTACTGCCCTGGGGTGCAGGGGATAGGCCGAGGACGTGAAACATCATCGCTTCACCCACCAACCGCCTTGGATTCCTGAGGCATTGACGATCTCAGCCAGGCCAGCTTTGCGGATCTTGGCCAGACGCCGGCTAACCGTGGGTTGACTGACCCGCCACAACTCCATCAGGTCGCGGGTATGCACCAGCGCGCCACGGTCAAAGGTGACCTGGCGGCAATCGATCCAGTCGTCGAGCTCAACCCAGCAGGCAACAGTGAGCGGTTGCGCGACTTGGATTGCGGCGCGGATGGTGGCGGTGGTGGTGATCACGATCCCTTCACCGCCGACCTGACCGACTCCAGCGCCATTGTCTGCGCACCAGTTCTTTTGAGTGTGCTCAGGTGGTCATCAATAAGCGCCAGACAGCGGGAACGCTCCTCTGACCTGCCATCGGCATAGGCGGCCTGGCAGGCGCTGTCTTGGCTGAGGCTTTCAAGTGCGGATGCCAGCTGCTGCTCATGGGCTAAGCGCTCTGCATCGAGTTCCTCGGCCGCTTCGGCAATGATCTGATTGAACCTGCGGCGGATGTTGTTAAGGGTGTCCATCTGGTTTCTTGGAGAATGCTCCGCAGCCACGGGCGAACTTGATGTTTTCGGCTTCAGGGATGCCGAGCTCACAGATCCCCGGCGTTTCGGTAATGGTGCGGTCTTCTTTGTTCCAGGTTCTGATGCGTTCCCGGTTGAAGTGCAGGCACTGCATACAGGTTCTGGCCATGTCTTTATCAAGCCGGGGGATGCCAGGTAATACATCGGCAAATTTTTGCCCGCACCTGATGGCGGCCACGGTTGTGTGATGGCAGCCGATTCGTTCCGCTGCATCACGGTGGCTGAGCTCAACTGGCAGGGCAAACACTGCTTGAACTACCGCCTCAGGATCTGAGATTGGTTGGCGCCTCACGCAAACGCCTCGCAGCCTCTGGCGTAACGAACGTTTTCGGCTTCAGGGATACCCAAGCCGCACTTGCCGACCCGGCGGGTTTCGGTATTGGCCTTGCGGTCCTTGATCCGTTCCTGTTGGAGCCGATAGTGAGCGCACTGGACGCAGGAGCGAGCGATGGCCCTTTTGTCCAGCCGCAGCAGGTGAGGGTGAATGTCGGCGTAGCGTTTGCCATGCCAGATCTGGCGCACCAGCTCTGAGCTGATCCCAAGCTGTTCGGCCTGGAGGCGATAGGCCTGTTCGACTGGGGAGCTGAGCACAGCCATTACCAGCTCTGCGCGCCGCTCCGGGGGGATTTCAAAGGCAATGGCTCCATTCATGGCTTTGGTCGCTTGATGGTCCAGAACGGTGCGCCAACTTTGGGAATGGCGCTGCCATTGGCTTCAGCGGTTTTCTTGGCAGTCTTGAAGATCTGCTCAATCTCCTGAACTTCGCCCGGATAGTCGTAGGTGGTGCGGGACGTGCAGTAGAAGCTCCAATCGTTGAATTTGAATGATTGATCAATCTCCGCCTCATCAACCAAGGCGGTGAGGCGGTCCAGGTGCTCGGTGAGCTGCTCTTGGGTTTCGGCGGCAATCGTTTTGAGCTGGACGATCTCGGCCAGCAGTTCCTCAACGTCGGGAGTCTGAACTTGATCAGCCATGAATTAGCACCGTGAAGATTGCGGCGAAGAAGGCGAACAGGAGCGCGTCGCCAGTTTTGGGATGAGAGAGGAGGCGGTGCAAGGTTGGGGTCCTGATGGAGGAACATCGGGATCTTACCGGGTCGGTAAGATGATCCGCAAGGGGGTGGGACCTTGCGGATCGGGATTCCGA